ATGCCCCTTACCGACGTAAAGATCAGGCAGGCCAAGCCAGGCGCTGCAGCGCTCAAGCTCACCGATGGCGGTGGGCTTTATCTTGAGGTTCGCCCGAACGGCTCCAAGTTGTGGCGGTACCGCTATCGCATTGCTGGGAAGGAAAACGTATTCGCCATCGGGGCTTACCCGCAGGTGACGTTGGCTGATGCCCGCTCCGAGCGTGACGCTGCGCGCGAGCATGTGAAAGCCGGTCGCCATCCTTCACATGTTCGGCAAACCGAAAAGGCTCAACAGGTTGCGGAGAATCGGAACACCTTTAAGGTGGTTGCCGAGGAGTGGATCGAGGAGCGGCTGGCTGCCCGAACAGAGGCGTATCGACGCCAGGCGCGGCGGGTATTCGAGGCAGAGGTGTATCCGCGGATTGGTCGCTTGCCGATGCGAGAGATCACCGCGGCGCATGTGCTGGATATCCTCACGCGCATGAGCAAGCGTGGCGCCACGGCCTACGCGTTGCATGTGCGGCAGTGGATATCGGCAGTGTTCCGGTTTGGGGTCGCTACGCTTAGGGCAGACGCTGACCCGGCCGCAGCGTTGAAAGGGGCGATCCAACGCAAGCCGGTCAATCATTCAAAGCCGATGAGCGAAGCTGATCTCGCTAAGTTTTACCGCGCTCTGGCCGACTATAAAGGGCATCGGGTGACGGTGATCGCGCTGCATCTGCTACCGATGTTGTTCACTCGTACGGTAGAGCTGCGGTGCGCTCGGTGGTCCGAGTTCGATCTGGAAGGCGCGTTATGGGAGATCCCCGCCGAGCGGATGAAAATGCGGCGCAAACACTTGGTGCCATTGCCGCGCCAGGCGGTGGGCCTGCTGAAGGATCTGAGGCGCATCACGCCCGGCGACCTGCTATTCCCCGGCCTGCGGCACCCTGACAAGCCGATCAGCGCGACGACGCTGAACAGGGCGCTGGAGTACCTCGGGATGGAGGGATGGCATTGCCACGATTTTAGGGCTACGGCTTCGACGCACCTGTACGAGTCTGGGCGGTGGCGCAGCGAGGTCATCGAGTTGCAGCTGGCACATGCTGAGCGGAGCACTGTGCGGGCAGCTTACAACCACGCACAGTATCTCGATGAGCGACGAGAGATGATGCAGGTGTGGGCTGATCGTTTACCGTTTGCAATTGATTGCACTGCGTGCGAACCAAGCTTTCCGGGTTTAAGGTAATCAAAGGGTTAGCGAAGACCTCGTCACATCTCCTTGTAGCGCCCTTGACATGGGTCTTCAAGCCGCTAATGATTGAACCAGAAGCCGTAGAGCTACGGGTTTCAAGCGGTTGACTCAATTACTCACTTCCTATAAATTCGCGGCCCCTAAGTATTTTTGTGCGATGGCACTCTGGTGGTAAGGATGACCCAAGCTCCAAAAACTTTTGAAGTAATTGAAGGTCACATTCAGTACTCACCACCAGAAAATGTCGAACAAGCTTATGTAATTGTGTTGGACGTAGCTAACCGAGTGCTACGCCAGTGTCGTCTCTTCTGCATCGAGAGCTTGCGTGAAGAGAATCCTACAATTGGTGAAATCGCGCGTCGTATGCGCGTTATCTGCAAACTGATGCGCGAACTAGACGTTTGCGACGGGATGGCAGACCAATGGACCGTAGATAAAGCGCACGAATATGCTGACCACGTTCAAGCTCTCGCAGATGCGATCGATGCAGGGGACGTGTTGGAGCTGGATCGTCAATGTGATTTGCTCAACCAAAGGAGCTTTCTATGAAAAATGAATTGAAGCGTCGCCGTATTCTTAAAGCCCTACAATCTGAATGCGCTGCTTTGGGCGCCTTGACTACCAAACTCGAAAGCGACCTGGCAGCTAAGCGCACCACGAGAGCAGCCTGATTTTTCGAGGTTGGTTATAAAGCCCCGCAATCGCGGGGCTTTTTCATTTGCGCTGCTTTTTTTCGCAGTGTCTTTTGCGTTTCTACCCATCCCTGAATTTCTATCTGCGACCAGCGCGAGTACCGGCCGAGCTTGATCGGCGGCGGGAACGCTTCGGCTGCGATCATCTCGTAAATCGCTGATTTGCCTAGCCCTACCTGGCGGCAAACCTCTGGCAGCTTGATGAGAATGTCGATCGGCTGGTTGCTCATCGCCGCTTCCCTCCCTTGCGATGCTTCTTGGTGCCGCCGTGGCAGGTCAGGCGGTAGCTGATGAACGTGGCGAGCTCGCCGATCTCGGCTTTGATGTCGTCGATGATGGCGCCCATGATCGCGTTCACCTCCTCATAGGTGGCGCGCTGGATGGTGCGGGAGTTGTCGACGTGGGTCTTGCCGTCCGGCGTCTTGACCAGCCATTCCATCGTCCAGCGCTGCGGCTTGCGCGGCAGGCGGCCGCTGACTTGGGCGGTGTCGTTGGGCATTTCGGTGCTGTAGAAGATGCTGTAGCTCATGCCGCAGCCCCCGAAGGCAGGGTTATGCGAAGATTCCGCTGACAAATAAGCCGTAGGGAGCGCACAAGATGGCAGAAAGGAGTTCTGGCCCAGGGCACAAGGGCCGCGTAATCGCGATAGCCGCGGCCTCGGATATGCTTTGGAAACTGAATTGGGAAATTGGTCAGCTTGTACGGGAGTTGCGAAGGTCTGAAGAGACGCCATTCGCTTCCCAAGGTGCGGCTTTTCATGCGTTCAACTGTGCGGTTACGGCTTGGCACGTCGTAGATTGGGCATGGGTTGAGGGCAAGGACAAGCTGGGCGGGAACCAAAAAAAATGGATCAAAAACATCACTGATGAATGCCCGCAACTCGCCATATGCCAAGCGCTTTCTAACAACGGAAAGCACGCTATTGGCTGTTATGGCGGGGACCTCGAAGCGCGGGAGATCGTAACCTTTAAGTCCGTCCGACGAGAAAATGGAGACCTCGTTCGGTTTGTGGGTTCCTTCAGAATCACTCTGAGCTACAAAGGTGACGAATACGAAGCAGTCGATCTGTTTCGCGGCGCCGGAAAGTACCTCCAAACCCACCTGGTTAAGGCAGGTGTGCTCGATGGGCTTTGGCGGCACGGTTATGTTTTTGACGGCGAGTCGCTTGAGGCTGATTAGATCTGTCTTCATGCTGCATCCTCACCGAGCTGCAGCGCGCTGAGGTTGGCGCGGACGAGGGCGGCGGCTACCGGTGGGCAGACGCTGTTGCCGCACATACGAACCTGGGCGGCTTTGCTGAGCTTCTTGCCGCCGGCGGTGCGGTCGTGGATGTAGTCGGCGGGGAAGCCCTGGGCGGCGAAGAGTTCGCGCGGCTCGAGCATGCGCATGCCGATGTCCACGATCTGGTAGGGCTCGCCCTTGATCATCACGAGCGCGTGCCGGTCCTTAGTGGTGACCGTGTGCAGAGGGTCCTGTAGCGGCTGGCCGTCGCCGGTGCCGTAGTACTTGAGCAGGAAGGCCCGCACTTCGCCCATATGACCACCGGTGGTCAGCGTGTGGACTGGCTCGCGCAGGTCCTGGCCGATGCAGTTGTTGCGGAGCTTCACCAGGTGGCTGGTCACCAGTGCGTTGTGGTCGACGGTGGTCGCGGTTGGCAGTGGGCTTTCGAGACTGCTGCCCGGGCCGGTGTAGTTACCGCCGTAGTGTTTGGCGAGGAAGGCGGCTACGAGGCCGATCGGCGCTGCGCCGCCCGGCTTCTTGATGAAGCTGTTCGCGGTGACGGTTGCCAGCGGTGCCTCTACTGATGAGCCGCGATCATTCGACCGGAACTTGGTGATCACGGGGGCTATGAGAGCCTGCTGTGATCCAAGCGCAGTTACCGTCCACAGCGGCTGCTCAATGCTCGCGGTGCGTGGCTTCTGTCCAGCGCGCTCGCCGTTTCGCGTGTTGATAATGAACGGCTCGGCACTCTCCATCAGATAGCGCTGAATGCCTCGCGCGATACGGCGCAGGGTGTTCTCGGCCAGTGGTTTCTTGCGGGTGAAGATTGACGGGCAGGGCAGTGACCAATCGATGATCTCCGCGGCGGTGCGCCAGGGCTTCAAGTGCTTGGCCTTGACCGCTTCGCTCGCCGGGTCGCCGTGGGTTGGCTCGGGCCAGACGATGGGCTGGCCGTCGCAACGGGCGATGAGGAACAGGCGCTTGCGGATGGTCGGTGCGCCGTAGTCGCAGGCGCGCAGCTCGCGCCAATCCACCTGGTAGCCCAGGCGGCGGAGTGCGTTGACGAAGCTGGTAAAGGTGCGGCCCTTGTTCTTCGGGCAGGGTCGGCCGTCGGTGGCCAGCGGTCCCCACGTCACGAACTCCTCGACGTTCTCCAGCATGATGACCTTCGGTTTCACCGTGGCGGCGTAGCGAATGGCGACCCAGGCGAGGCCGCGGATCTCCTTCTTCACCGGGGCGCCGCCCTTGGCCTTGCTGAAGTGCTTGCAGTCTGGCGAGAACCAGCAGAGGTCGACCGGTCGACCGTCGACGACAACGCGCGGGTCCACTTCCCACACCGATTCGCAGAAGTGCCTGGTGTGCGGGTGGTTGATGTCGTGCATGGCCACGGCTTCGGGGTCGTGGTTGATGGCGATGTCGACTGGGCGACCAAGGCCCAGCTCGATGCCCGTAGAGGCACCACCGCCGCCGGCGAAGTTGTCGATGACCAGGCCGTTGAAGTTGAACGCCGGTTGCGGGTGGATGCGGTAGAGGTTGTCCATGGCCACCTCACAAGCACTGCGGCGCGGGGGCACCGGTGTGTTGGGCGTCGACGCGCTCCCAAGTGGAGCGAGCGCGGGCGCGGTGGGTGGACTGCATCAGCTCGAGCAGGCGGTTGTGGTAGTGCAGGAACGCCTGGGCGGGCGTCCAGTTCTCCAGCTGTACTTCGAGCGGGGCGATGCCGGCGATGCATTCCCATCTGTCGTCGTGGTCTGGCATGAGCTGCGCACGCTCGGTGGCCAGCGCGATCATGTCGCCCTTGTGCACGCCGTCGGGTAGTTCCGGGTCGACATGGAAGTGCTCGCAGATGGCCAGCCACACCTTCCGCTCTACCTCGTCGTATAGCGAAACCAGGCTCTGCGCCTCATAGAACTCGCGCATGCCGAGCTTGAGCGGGCGCACCATGTCGCCGACGTAAGCCTCGGTGGCGTCGTGGAGCAGGGCGGCGAGCTGGTGTTCGGCCGGGACGATGCTGGCGACCAGCAGGCTGTGCTGCGCGACCGAGTAGTGCCGGCTGGTGTGGCCGTTGAAGCGGCAGAGCTGCGACAGGGCGTGGGCGATGTCCAGCGTGCAGACCTGGCCGGCTTTGGGCGCGAGCAGGTCGAAGCGGCGGCCGGAGCGGGTGAGAATCCAAGTCATGGTTGGCCCCCCTGCTCGGTGCCAAGCAGTTCGCTGGCCTGCACAAGTGCGCGACCAGCACGTGCTGCCGGCACTTGCCCGCCGGTTAGCGCGAGCTTGAGACATTCGGTTGCTTCGGCCAGCGCAGAGCGCAGATCGGTGTTGCTCTTGGCTTGCTTGGCGAAGCGAGGGTGCAGGTCGATGCAGTCCGAGTCAGGGTCGAGAATCTGATTCATCTCGAACATGATGACGTGGCACATGCCACTGATGACGCGGCCGTGAAAGTTCGGAGCATCGCGGAGCAGACGGGCAAGATTGTTGTAGAGCGTGCGCAGGTGCAGATCACTGTCGCTGTCGAAGGCCTCTTCACCATTGGCCAGCAGCTCGCTGAGGCTGTCGCCGGCGTCCGGGTTTGGCCAAGGGCCACCAAATCGGGCGTCTATCAATTGCAGAACATGCATCAGCTCTTCTGCTGCAGCGATGTCGTTCTCTGATGGTTTGGCCATTTTCATGCCATCACCTCCACGTCCATCACCGGCAGGGTTTGCCAGTAGCGGTCGAACAGGGCGCGGGCCCGCTCGGAGAGGCGGCGGCAGATTTGTGCCTGGTCGTGCGAGCCGAGGCCGGCGAAGGTGTTGGCCGCCAGGCTGAGTTTGTCGGCCATGGCGACGAGCTGGGTGGCGTCGTCTTCGGTGATGACGCGGGTTTGCAGGTTGGCGAGCTTGGCGCGGCAATCGTCCAGCTCAACGGTAGTGGCTTCGAGTGCCTGGGCGGCGTTGAGCCGGCTGATGGTGAGGCTGTGCTTGGCTTCGGCCACCTCGCGGCGGGCCTGCGTGAGTTCATAGCGGTGGGCGTGCAGGCCGCGCTGGTAGCCGATGTCGAAGGCCTCGCGCTTGCCCTTGCGCAGGCCCTCATAGAAGCCGAGGCCGAACACGATGGCCATGCCGGCGACTGCGCCGATGAAGGCGATGATCTGAATGGTGGTGAAGTTCATGTGCTGTGTCCCGTTTGAGCCCGCCGGCTGGTGAGGCCGGCGGGGTGGTGGTTGCTGTTACTTGCCGAGGGAGAAGGTGCCGATGGTGAGCGGCACCAGGCCGCCGACTTCCTGCTCGAGCACGTCCTTGAATTCCTGGGCGAAGGCTTCGCGCTGGGCTTCCTCCCCGACCCACCGGAGTTTCAGGAGTGGCTCGTCGCGGCCGGTGATGACGGACAGGCGGAGCTTGATGTCGGCCACGTCGAGCCCTTCGAACGGCACGGTGGTGAAGATGAAGGCGGAGGGCAGGGTGTCCTGGCTCTTGGCCTCGATCTCGTCCATGGCCGAGCGGCTGGCGGAGAAGTCGCCCACGTTGCTGTCGCGCTGGCTGGTGGCCTTGATGACCATGCGGCGCACGGCGTTGATGGCCTGCAGCATCTGCAGGGTCGTCTCGCCGTCTTGCGCCTCGAGGTTGGGCAGCCAGTCCTCCAGCCATTCGGCGAGTTCCTTCTGGCTGAGCGCCCGGCCGATCACGCTCTGGAGTGCGGAATAGGCAGCGGTGGGCTTGAGGGTGAGCACGGCTACGTCATCGCCGTGGCCGGCGGCGCCGGGTTCGCCCAGGTTGAAGATGACGGTGGCGCGCATGGCGTCCTGGTCGATGAAGCCGAGCGCCTTGGCCGGTGAGTTGTCATCCACCACGTCATGGCTCTCGGTGTACTTGATGAAGTCCTGCAGGGAGTGGGTAGCCATGGTTCCGCGGAAGCGGTCGCGCATCGGCTGGAATGCTTCCAGCGGCTGCAGACGAATGCCCTCTGGCAGTACCGCTACGGTGGTGCCGTCCGCAATGGTGATCGGCTTGGCTGCCGCGATCACGGCTTGGGACTCGATGTGTTGGATGGCTTCTTTGCTCAGCGACATGCTGTGTCTTCCTTTTGGTGAGTGGGGCTTGGTGATGCGGCTCAGACTTCGCGGGCTTTAACCGGCGCTTCCTCGCGGGTGAACATCTGGTCGGTCGGGCTGGTCTGGAACAGCTCAAGACCGTTCTCGGTGACGTACATGGGCGTGTCGAGGGAGGTGTCCTCGCGCTTCTTGCCGCGCTTGGTGGGTTGCACGAAGTCCAGCGTGTGGCTGACGGTGACCTGGTTGCTCTGGCCGATCTGCTTGAGCTTGAACTTGAGCGTTACCTCGCCGGGCTTGCCGTGGTCGACCACGCCGGCGGCGACGTCGGAGAGCGCGCGGCCGACCTGCTGGGCGAATACGCTGGCGTTGAGGGAGTTGATGAACTCGCTGGTATCTGTGGGTTTCATGGCGTGCTGTGCCTCTTTTGGTTGCCCTTGGTGGGGCGGGTTACGCCGCTTGCGCGGCGGCGGTTTGATCCAGCCAGTCGGCCAGATCGTGTAGGTAGATGACCCAGGGGCTGCGGTTGGAGCTGGGGTCGAGCTGCCGGATCTTGAGGTTGAGCTGGCCTTCGCGGACTTTGCGGCGCAGGTGCTTGACCGTGGTGATGTGCGGCAGGTGGTCGGCGAGCAGCTGCTCGGCAGTGATGTAGTTGCCGGGGTAGCGGCTGCGCAGGGTGTCGAGCGTGGTTTGCGGTTGTGGCTTCATGGCAGCACCTCCCCGCGCCCCGCCGGGAGGCGTAGGCGGATCAGTTCGGTGATGCCTTCGATGGTCTTGCCGGCCTGCCGGTCGACCACGCTGCCGGTGCCATCTGTGATGACGCAGGCGAACGGTGCGCCCTGCTCCGTGGTGAGCGTGACGTGAGGCAGGTAGCCTGCCGGCAGCACGGCGAACAGCGCGCACCAGAGGCGACCGAGGTCGTCCGCGTGGGGCTGGTTGGCTTGCAGGTGGGCGATGGCCTCCGAGCAGGCGCCGCGCAGCACGCTGGGCGGTACCACGCTCGGGTGATCCAGATGCAGGCTGGTGAGCTTGAGCGCGCCGATCGCGTGTTGGGTGGCTGAGGTGGTCATGCGGCGGCGTCCTTCTTTGTGACGGTGATGTCGAGCTGCCCCGCCAGCCAGGCGATGCCGGCCTCGGTGGCCATGACGACGCCGTAGTGCGTGTAGCTGTTGATGGCCGGGTTCCAGCGGCTGCGGGTGTCGACGAACAGCCGGCCCTGGCCGCGCTCGCTGCTGATGAGCTCGCCAGCGTGGTTGAGCAGGCCCAGCTCCCGCATGCGGGCGCGCAGCTTGCGCGGGCCAATGCCGAGCACGGCGGCAGCCTGGTCGAGGGTGCGGTTCATGGTGGCGGGCCTCAGGCTGTGGGGCTGGTGGCCAGGGCGGCGCGGGCTGACTTGTACAGCTCCACCGCTTTTCCATAGTCAGGGAAGTCGGCAAGCATCCGCTCAACGCTGTCGCATTCGCCGCCTAATGCGGTGATGCGGGCGTGACCTGCCTGAATTGCCATTCGATATGCGCAAGTCATGCTCCCCAACGCCTCCACCATCACGGTTTGCGCGGGGCGGCTAGCACGACTCAAAAGACGCTCGACGAACAGGTCAAATTCCTCTGCCGTGAAGCAGTACCCATCGCCGTTCTCTGCTGGCTGACCTTCTTCAAACGCCATCTGGTGAATTTCGTCTGGCATCAGCTCATCCTGCGCCCGAGCCGGCTCCGCCTGCGCGTTTAGCTCGTGGGCGGCAGCGTTGAATGCCGCCGTGGCAGCTACCAAGTCGCTCGGGTCAGCGCGCTGCGGAATGGCCTCGGCCGTATCCAACGTGCCGTTGGCGACGGCCTCGACCCAATCGGCTAGGTGCTGGACGTTGGCGCCGTCGTTGCGCTGGAGGGTCATGCTGTGGCGCTGCTCGCGCATGAACAGCACCGCCAGCAGCTGATCGCCGCTTGCACTGGTGAATGGCTCAATGCTCAGCTCGGCGCGCAGCTCGCGGGCGGGCTGGGTGAGCAGCAGGGTTTCGCTGCCGGCCTGGCTGGCGAGCATGCCAAGGGCCGCTTCGCTGCCTCTGGTGAGGGAGAAGGTGCTCATGCGCAGTCGCCTCCGAACGGGCCGAAGCTCTCGAAGGTGGGGCGGATGTGGCGCTTGAGTTGTGCAGCGCGCAGGGTGACGTGAGCGGTCAGGCCGGTTTCACGCTCGATGCGGCGCACGGTGAAGGGGTTGGATGCCGCTGCCGGGTGCAAAAAGACCGGGCAGCGGGTGCTGCTGTGCTGTGCTGTGTCCATTGTCGCGATCCCGTGGTGAGTGGGTACGCGGCAACATTAGCGCTTGCTAATTTAATGTGCAATAGCGAATGCTAAATTTGCTATTGAAAGATGAAGTTTTGCCAGTGCTGTTCGCTCACAATTGCCAACGGCACGCCGCTGTCTCTGAGTTCGACGGCTTTCTTGATCTTGGTGCCGTAGGTGCTGTGCAGCCATTGGTCATTGCCAATGCTGCCGACTACGAGGTAGTGGATCTTCTTGCTCACTGCGCCGCCAATAATGCCACCGCGCTCGGTAACAAGCGCTTCGCAGTCCTTGCGTGGACCGTACGCCATGGTGCCGGTGAAGAGGTAGCATCGCCCAGGTATGACCAGCTCTGGTGCTGGGTCGCAGAAGGGTAGGGTCGTTGGTGCAGTAAAGGGCTTCTCGGTGCAGAGAGTTGGGCCGGTGAACTTGTGCAGCAGTTCGACCAGTTCGGTGCTTTCCTCGGGCTGCAGGATCCCGTCACTGAGCATATCGGCCAGGCGGCGGTAGACGATGTTTACGACAGGGTCGTCGAAGTGGACGAAGTTGCTCTCGATCCAGCCCTTGAGGAACTCGGCTTCTTTCTGGTTGACCGTGCCGTCGGCTATCAGGCCGGCTGCCATGCCGATCAGCTCGTCGGCGGCGCGGCGCTCAATCCGCGCCTGATGGAAAAAGCGACTGTTCTGAAATTCCTGGTGCAGATCCATCTGTTGCTCCTTCGTCGTCGGTGTCATTCCCTTGGCCGGCAAGCTTGGTACGGTCACCGGTGAAGGTGACGATCATGCCCGTGCGGCTGCAGATGATGGTTGGCTCTTCGTTCAGGTCGATGTGCAGCGGTTCGCCGCGCAGCGCCTGCCATTCGGCGAGGTAGTGCAGCGAGCCCCAGCGGGTAAGCTTCTTGAGTGTTTTGAGACCGCCGCCCTTCCAGCCCAATGGCGGGAGTTCACCTGCCTTGCAGCGGGCGGCCAGCTCGGGGGTGCGCTGCGCATCGCGGCGGCCGACTTCCCATGAGCGGATTAGGCCGCGGTCAGGGCCTTGCCAGGTCTGCTGCCATGTCAGGCCGGTGCGATCGGGCTGATCGATATCGCGGTAAATGCGCATGCGGTCCCTCGCTTGTGGTCAGAGCTCTACGATTTTACGCCGTGCTCGGGCACAGACCATCCACTCTTCGTTGAGCTTGATGTACTTGTCCGGCCAGTCGGGGTTAGTGGCGTGGAGGAAATACTCGTTGCCGTCTCGGCAGAGCTTCTTGATGGTCACCGACTGGTCGCTAATGCGCTTGGCGAGAACGATGTTGCCGGGCGCCCATTGCATGTCGGGGTCGAATACGACCTTCTCACCTGGTGCAAGTAGCGGGTACATGCTGAAGCCGTTGACGACCAGGACGAATGCTCGCGGCCCGGCAGGCCCGCCAGCTTCGACCCACTCATCCGCGTGGCCGGGCGGGAAGTTGTCCACGGCCTCGCAGAATTCACCTGCCTGAACTTCACCTATCACGGGCAGCATCCTTTGCTGGTTGTAGCGTCCCAGGGCCTCCGTCACCGCTGTACTGCTCGCAATTTCCAGCTGTGCAGCAACGGAGAATTCCGCGTTGGCAGAGTCTGGCGTATCGCCTGCGCCGGGTGAGGTAAGGGTTCCTGGTGGCAACGCCAGCTTCTTCTCCAGATTAGCGGCGGCGCGCTCACCCATGTTCCTGTGGCCGTTGAGAATCTGCGACAGGTATGAAGCGTCGAGGTCGTGCCGATCAGAGAACTCCTTCAGCGATGAATCGCCGATCAGGGTTCTCAGTGCGGCTATGCGGGACTGGTAGATATCCATTTCCTTATGTTCAGGCGGCGTTAGCAAACTGTAAATTACGGTTTGCTATTGCGTAGACGATTAGCGATTGCTAATGTGAGCCCCTAACGGAGGTATTCATGAATCTTCTCGATTTCATCAAGCCGCTGGACAAGGACGCGCAGCTCGCGCTCGCGACTCGTTGCGAGACAACGCTTGGACAGCTAAAGCAGGTTGCCTATGGCAATCGGCGCGCCAATGCGGCGCTGGCTATCGCACTTGACCGAGAAACAAACGGCGCTGTGCCTTGTGAAGAAACCCGCCCGGACATCGATTGGGCTTACCTTCGCAACAACGCACGCCCGAGTGAGCCAGTTGCCGCGTAAGACAGCGGCCTGATTTCGATTTCAACCCCGCCGGACACAGCACAGTTTCAGTATCGGCGGGGGCCGGTTCCGGGAGCCTAACCAGCAGACCGGAGCCGGCAGGCCCCAGGGGCCAGAGCAACAAACCTGACGCCATGGCGGCAGGTGGATGTAGAGGCTGGAATCAAGGCGCCCACTCACCAAAGTAAAGCGGCCTTGACCCAGCGGTCCGGGAGACGGGTACCACCCCTGACTCCCTCAACAGCAACCCCGGTGGACACAGCACGTATACGACCGGGGTTTTTGCTGCTGTGGCCATAGGATAGGGCGTTGCCCTGGCCTATGGCTATGGTAGCCAGCGGGGTTTACTACCAATGCGCGCTACTACGCTTGAGCACGGGCCGCTTACCACTCTGGAAGCGGCTATCGACAAGGACGCCCGTGAGGCGATCCGTGGGGGCCACAAGGCCGTTTGCGCCATTCTGGAAGAGCCGTATGGCCCGTTTCAGAAGCGCCTCTCCTGTTCCTACCCTGACCACCACCTGCATGCGGACGATGTGGAGCGCGTGATTGCGCTCGTGCAGGGCCCGGCCGTGCTGGCGTGGTTCGAGCAGGTGTATGGGGTGGTGAGCTTCAAGCCGACGCCGGTACCGGCCACGCGCGATGCGCTGAAGGCGCTGGGCAAGCTGCTGCAGGCCGAAGGGGAGTTCGTTGGCAGCCTGCATGACGGCGCGGCGGACAACGTGTGGGAGCCGCACGAGGTCGAGACGCTGCGCGGCCATGCGAACCGGATGATCAGCGAGATTCTCGGGATCGTGGCCGGTGCGGAGCAGGCCATGGAGGAGCAGCGCCATGGATGAGCATCTGATCGAACGGGCCCAGCGGGAGCAGGGCGAGGAGCTGCAGCGCATCATCGCGAGCCGTGTGCAGTACCAGGGCGAGAGCCTGACCGAGTGCGAAGGGTGCGGCGGCGAGATTCCGCAGGCCCGGCGCGAGGCTGTGAGGGGGTGCCGGATGTGCACCGACTGCCAGGCGTTCGCAGACAAGATGAGTGCGGGGGTGCGCCGTGGTTGATCAGGCTATGGGTGAATACGCGGTGCCGGCAGGGTATGTGCTGATGCCGAAGGCGTTGACCGCCGAGAACGGCGCGAAGTCCGCGCTGATCGGTGAGTTCACCATTCGGCATGAGGTGACGTGCTCAGGCTGCGCCTATGACGAAGCCGACGATGATTGTGAGGTATGCGGCGGCGAGATCGAGTACACGGAACGGGTGACAGTGCCCTGGGCCGTTATCAAGGACATCTACGCGGCGGCCGTGAAAGCCTGCGGTACCGGCGCCGCGCAGACCGCAACGCAGCCGGAGCAGAGCGGGCTGGTGGTGATGATCGACGCAGCAATGACCGAGATGCGCAACATCGCCCCTCCACTTCGCCGCAGCGACTGCGAGCGCCTTATCCGCGCCGCCCTGTCCGCCCAAGGGGGTGAGGCATGAGCCCGTTCCTCAAGCCCTGCCCGTGCGGCTACATCGGTGCGCTATCTGGCATGCAGCACCAAGGCGTCTTCTACTCGCTGACCTGCCCCGAATGCCATCGCAGCGTCGAGGGATTCACACTGGAAGGCCTGGCGGAAAACTGGAACAAGCCTGCCGAGCCAAAGCAGGTTGTTGAGGAGGCGCGTGATGTCTGAACGCGTACCTCTAACCCTGGCCGATCTCCCCGAGCTGCTGCAGTACATCCGCGCCGATAACCGCGATACCTGGTTGCTGGTGGGCATGGGCATCAAGGCGGAGTTCGGCAATAACGGGTTCGATGCCTGGGATACCTGGAGCGCCGGTGCTGACAGTTACAGCACCGCGGATGCGAAGACGGTGTGGCGCTCGTTCCGCAAGGCGGGCACGGGCATGGGCACGGTGATCAAGCTGGCAAAGGACAACGGCTGGCGGCCACGCCGGGAGCCGATTACTGCCGAGGAGAAGCGCCGGCTGAACGCCGAGGCCGAAGCGCGGCGGGCGGTTCGCCAGGCTGAGATCGAAGCGGACGAGGCGAGGGCGCAGGTAATGCGCGAAGCCGTGGCCGCTGCCTGCGAGTTGATCTGGACGAAGCACTGCAAGCCGCAAGGCGAAAGCCCCTACCTGGAACGCAAGCAGGTGGGGGCTTTTGGTGTGGGCTACTTCCATTACACGGTTGTGCTGGCCATCGATGACGAGCGGCAGCGCTGCGATGTGTGGGTGGGGAGCGAGGTGCGCGAGTTCTTCGTCGCTATGCCCAAGCCCCGGCCGGATTCGCTGTCGTTCCTGATGTTCAAGGCGGGGAGCATTGCCATTCCGCTGCGCGATGCGGCGGGGAAGCTGTGGAGCCTGCAGGCGATCAACGAGCAGGGCACGAAGCTGTTCCCGAAGTACGGGCGCAAGGCCGGTTGCCGGCATGTGCTGGGCGAGCTGGACGGCGCGGCTGTGATCGGTGAAGCCGAGGGCTACGCGACGGCTGCGAGCGTGCACATGGCGATGGGCTGGCCGGTGGCGATGTCGCTGGACTCCGGCAACATGCCGGCGGTAGCGCGTGACCTGGCGGCGCAATGCCCGGATGCGCTGTTGGTAGTAGCCGGTGACGATGACCCGACGAAGCCCGGCAACCCGGGCCGGAAGAAGGCGGAAGCGGCGGCGGGTGAGGTGGGTGGCATCGCTGCCTTCCCGATGCTGCCGGCCGAAGGCGAGGCGGGGCAGGACTGGAACGATGTGCATGTGGCGTGGGGGCTGGAGGCGGTTGCGCAGCAGCTCGACGCCGCTGTGTCTGCTGGCAAGCCTTCCCCGACCCCATCTGATGACGAAGCCGCTGCGCCGGCCGGCTCCTCCGACACCGGGGGGCAGGGGGTGGGCTTCACCAGTGAGCAGATCCTGCGGCGGTTTGCGTTGGTGGAAGGCACGACGCAGGTCTGGGACCAGGACAAGAAAGCGGTGATGAAGAAGACCGCGTTCGAGGCGCTGGTGACGAAGCCGCTGGCGAAGGCCTGGGCGGATGACGTGGCCAAGAAGCTGATCGGCGCCGATACGGTGCGCGAACTGGAGCAGGTGCGCCGGATGGCCGGCAAGAAGGCCACGGCGCTGGGGATGACGCCCATCGAGCGGTATGTGTACATCGACGGGACGAAGGATGTGTGGGACCGCGAGAAGAAGCGGCGCATTCCGGAGGGCGCGGTGAAGATGGCGCTGGGCGATGCCTATGCGTTGTGGCTGAACAGTGCCGAGCGGCGGACTGTGGATGTGGACCACATCGTGTTCGACCCGACGATGACGAAGGACCCGGCCGTGTACATCAACACCTTCGAGGGGCTGCCGCTGGAGCCAGTGCGCGATGACGCGGCGTGCGAGAACCTGCGGTGGTTGATCTCGTTTCTTTGCAATCACGAGGAGGCGCCGTTGCAGTGGCTGGTGAAGTGGCTGGCCTACCCGCTGCAGCACCCAGGCGCGAAGCTGGACACGGCGGTGCTGATGCATTCGGTGATGGAGGGCTCGGGCAAGAGCCTGCTGTTCGCCGATACGCTGGGTGCGCTGTATGGCCCGTACGCGGCGACGGTGGGGCAGACGCAGTTGGAATCGAACTTCAATGCGTGGCAGAGCCGGAAGCTGTGGGCGGTGTTCGAGGAGGTTGTGAGCCGCGACCAGCGCTACAACCAGGTGGGGAAGATCAAGCATCTGATCACCGGCAAGACGGTGCGGATGGAATCGAAGTTCATCAATGGTTGGGAAGAAGCCAACCATATGAATGCCGTCTTCCTCTCGAACGAGATCCTGCCGTGGCCGATCAGTGAGTCGGACCGTCGCTTTCTGGTGATGTGGCCGTTGGAGACGTTGCCGGAGGAACGGCAGCGGGCGATCGGCGCGGAGCTGGCGAACGGCGGGGTGGCGGCGCTGTACGGCTGGCTGCTGGATGTGGACCTGGGCGACTTCAATGAGCGCACTCGGCCGCCGCACACGGATGCCCGGCAGCGACTGGTGGCGCTGTCGCGGGCCGGCTGGCAGACGTTCCTCCATCAGTGGCAGCACGGAGAGCTGGGCAAGAGCCTATGGGGGGCGTGCCTGTCGACTGACCTTTATGCGTTGTTCCTCGAGTGGTGCCAGCGCAACCGTGAACACGCGATGAGCCAGACGAAGTTCAGCCTGTTCATCAGCTCCGAGGTGGAGAAGACGCGGTCGATCCCCTGGACGGAGGGGGCGAACCGGCGCTTCGGGGCGTTCTTCTTTCCCAGCGACCCGGACTCTTCCCTGCCCCCATCTATGAACGCAGCTGCGCTTGGCCAGCATGTGGCGGGGTGGCGTGCGAAGGCGAAGCTGGCGGGCTGGGATGTGGACGGCTGGGACCACTTAAAGGGGGCTGCGGCATGAATACGGCTGACTGTGTGTTGGGTGTGTTGGGTTGTGTTGGGTTGGGTTTGCGAACCCGGCACAGCGCGAGGCCAGGAACGGCGGGACTTTGCTGGGTGTGTGTTGGGTGTGTTGGGTTTGGCATCGCGCGCGCGCATGCGTGTGTTTTGTTGCAACGACTGAACGGGGCTGATGAAGCGAGAAAAAAAAGCTACGCGAGGACCGAAAAACCCAACAAACCCAACACACTCAACACAGTTGCTTTGAAGGCATTGATTTATAGGGGTTTTGAGTGTGTTGGGTTTGTGTTGGGTTGGGGTTTTTGTGTCGGGTTGGGGGGCAGAGCATGATCGAGGCCATGGAGGTGCTGTTGCAGGCGTGGGGCCGTGAGGTTGTGAACCCTGCTCTGGATGTGGCCATCGCCTCGCCGCTGGGGCGGATGGGTGACGATACGCCGGGCGGCGTGGGCGGGCATCGCTGCCTGTCGCTGGTGGAATGCGCGGTGGCGATCAGCCGTGCGAGCCAGGCGGTGAGCATGGCGCTGGATGGTATGGCGAAGGATGCGCCGCTGGGCCTCGGATCGCGTGGGCGTGTGCTGCAGCGGCTGGCCCATGTGCGCTACTGCCAAGGGCCGCAGGCGGTGGCCGTGGCGGCGCAGTGTGCGCGGCTGGGTATCTCGATGCGGACGTATCGCGCCCAGGTGGACGAGCTACATGCGGAGCTGCAGGCGGAGTGGCCGGTGGCGCTGGCGCGGTTGCAAGCGGCAGAGCGGGGCGCGGATGCGCATGCGGCTGCGGTGAAGCGTGCGCGTGCTGCGCGTGACGTGGCACGGGAGAACGCACGGGCTGAGCGTAAGCGGGTGGCTGATCGTAAGGCCGCTGCGCGGGCAGTGAAGGCAGCGGCGGACCTGCGGAAAGTCGGTGCCACTGGATGACCGTTCGTCGGGATGGTTTGGCGCGAACAGCGTTCAACCGTGCTCAAGTGTGCTCAACCGTGTTGAACAGCGTTTGCAAAAATCGGCGGTTGCGGGCGTTGCATGTCGGCTGTAGAAAGTGCCCATGGTTGTAGAGCTGCGCCCGCAGCGATAACCGCCGAGCGACGTGCTGTGTCGCGGCCTGTTCCCCGGCAGGCCAGCCCTCGCAAGAGGGCACCCATTCCAAGGCTCACCCGAAACGGTGGGCCTTTTTCATTTGTGCCGCTGGAGGCGTTGCATGGCTGAGCCAACGAGCACCACGGCAGGCGTTGTGGTGGCAGGTGCGGCCGGTGCCGGCCTGGCTGGATTCATGGCTGGCGTGAATGGCGACGCGGCTGTCGGCGCGCTGCTGGGTGCGCTGGTGTATGTGACGACGACGCATGACCTGCCGATCTGGAAGCGGCTGTTGTTCTTCCTGGTGTCGGCGGTGATGGGCTACCAGTTCGCGCCGGCCATCGTGGAGGCCGAGTTCTGGGGCTTTCGCCCGTTCGCCTATCCCGGCCCGGCGGCATTCGGTGCGGCGGTTCTGGTGGTGACGCTGGCGCTGGCTGCGATCCGCCGGCGCGGTGTGCCATCGATCAGTGACGGAGGCGCGGATGGTTAGTGCTCTGTTGACGCAGGTGACGTTCCTCATCTGCCTGGTGCTTTTCGTCAGGCTGTTCACGTATCGCCGCGGGGCTGCGCGCTTCCGGCGCGGTGTGTCGTGCCTGGCCATGCTGGTGATGGGCTGCGCCGGCGCTGCTGTGATCTACATCCTGACCGGCGAGCTGCGTGTGCCTGCCATGGCCTGGCCACTGGTGGTGCTGCTGGCGGTGTTCGCCTGGGCGGTGTGGCAGAGCGGCGGCAACCTGGCCGGCGCATTCCGGCCGGGTGGCTGGGATGGCGTGGAGCGGCGGCAGCAGGATAGGCGGGCTGCGTTGAGCCCAGTGAGGCGGCGGTAACCGTAGGCTGAAACAGAGCGGGTCCTCCCAGCGACTTTTCCCAAATGCGGCGACGTAGACCGCGGATTTTTCGCAGAGTGACGGGCGTATAGGGGGTTCCGCTTCCGGCCTGGTCCTGCGCTGGAGTTGTTCATGCCCTCGCAACGAGAAATTGCCCAGCACCTGGACATGAGCGAGCGCAATTGCCGCGATGTGCTCAAGTCGTTAGCCATCGACTGGACTGCGGCCACCCTCGATGAGATCCGCACTGCCTACATCCGCGACCTGCGCGAAAAAGCGGCGGGCCGCGGTGGCAGCCAGGTCGAGCTGCTCAATGCGGCTCGTATAGAAGAGTCCACTGTCAAGGCCGCCAACGGCCGCCTGGCTTACCACGAAAAACTCGGGACGCTCGTCCCCACGGCTGACGCTACGTTCGCCCTCAGCGACTGGGCCAGCTTCGCCAACCGCGAATACCAAAGCGGTTTCGAGAAGCTGATTCAGGAGTTGGAGAACGGCTTGAAGGTCAGCATTGACCGAACCACGGTGGCCCGCATTGCTGAATCTACAATCGGCCGAATTGGAGGCTATGCGGATAAGCTTGGCCGGCGCCTTGCTGGAGGCCGGCAAGCAATTCAACCCGCCGAAGCAGATAGCGACAGCTGAGTACCTATCGAATGAGTTTTATCTGCCGCCCGAGTCGGGTGTGCTGAGCGGGCTCTACGACTTCTACTACACCCCGTATTTCCTTGGGGTAGCCGCAGCGCTGGATGATCCTGCCGTCAGCGAAATCGACTTGATGAAGGCGGCCCAGATCGGCTGGACCTACTTCATGGTCGGTTTCATCTTCAAGCGGGTGCAAGGGCAGCCTATGCCGATCATGGTGCTGTTCGCGAAAGAGGGTGACGGCAAAAGCTTTCACGACGAGAAGCTGGTTCCAGCTGTTCACGCCAACCCTCAGATTGGCCGGCTGATGGACGTTTCGACGGCCAAGAAGCAGGGAAACCGCTGGAACCACAAGTCATACACCGGCGGTTTTCTAAAGCTGGTCGCCTCCAACTCGCCAGGCAATGTCAAATCGACCTCATCGGTGGGCTTGGCCATCGTCGAAGAACCCGACGACACCAGCGATGACGTGAAGAAACAGGGCGATGCCATCGGGCTGCTCGAGGAACGTGTGAAACGTTACCCGGGCGCCAAGTTCGTTGTCGGTGGCACGCCCTCGCTGAAAGGGTTCTCAAAGACCGAACAGCGTATCGAACAGACCGATCGCCGCGTGCTGCCAATCGTGTGTCACGAGTGTGGCGAATCGCATGTGCTGGACTTCCAGTACATCAGCTGGCTCGACGCCGACGACGATGCCCAGCCCCACGAGATCTACGGTCGCGCGCTGCCCGATACAGCGGTGTATGCATGTCCTCACTGTGGCGGCACGTGGGACGACTACCAGCGTAAGGAAAACATCCGCAACACCGTCTTCAATGCGGTCGAGAAGGGCGACCCGCTATGCGGCTGGGTAGCGACTCGGCCTTTCTACGGTAAAGCAGGGTTTGAGGAACTCAACGAACTCTACGCCTGCCTCCCTGGCACAACGCTTTCCGGTCTGGTCCGCGAAAAGCTGGCGGCGGAGAAGCTGGCGGAGAGTGGTGATCTCAAGCAGATCATCAAATTCGTCAACCAGAAGCAGGGTCGCCCTTACGAATACAAGTCCGACCTGCCTGATGCCGAGAAGCTGGCGGAGCGCGTCGAAGAGTACGGTGAGCTGCGAGTCCCGGCGGGTGGTTTGATTCTCACGCTGACGGTCGACGTTCAGCACGACCGTATCGCGGTCATCCTTCGTGCGTGGGGCCGCGGTGAAGAGTCCTGGTTGATCCTCTGGACCGAGATCTCCGCGCAGACTGGCACCTCTGACAAGAACGACCCCGTGTGGACCGAACTGGATCGCCTGGTGTTCGGCGTGTACGAACATGCCAAGGGCTATCGGTTGCGCATCAGCGCGGCGAGTATCGATGCCTCGGACGGCCAGACCAACGATGCGGTGTATCACTACGTCCGTACGCGCAAACAGCGACTAGCGAAGCTGCTGGCGATCAAGGGTGCTACCACGCTGGACGCCGAGATACTCACCGCCCCACGCAAGATCGACCTCAACACCAAGGCCACCAAGGCTGCGAAGTACGGCCTGCAGGTCTACATGGTCGGCACCAACAAGGCCAAGGATTTGCTCGCTGAGCGGCTGAAGCTCACCGGCTATGGCCCAGGGCGCATCCACATTTATGCCGGGGTTCGTGCGGACTACTTCCCGCAGATGTGCGCCGAGGTTAAAGCACCGAGCCGCCGTCACTCCGGCAAAAAGGTGTGGCAGCCAAAGGCCGGTGCCGCGCACGAAGCTTGGGACTGCGAGACATACCAAATACATCTGGCGCGCTACTTGCGCCTGCACCTCAAGTCCCCGGCCGACTGGGATGCCATCGAGGCAGGGCTCATGCAGCCTGACCTGCTCGCTGACAGCGAAGTGGTGCCCGTCACCACCTTGGCCAATCTTCCGGACGCGCCGGCAGCCACTGCTAAGCAAGCCCCCTCGCTGGCCGACCTCGGCCGCATGATGAACGGAGACGACTGATGTCGACCCAGCAGCAATTGACCGAAGCACGCGGCGCGCTGCACCGGCTGATCATTGGCGAGAGCATGGTCAGCCTTCAGCGTGACGGAAAACGGGTGGAGTTCGCGCAGGCCAATCGCAGCGATTTGGAACGCTACATCGCTCATCTCGAAGCGCAGCTCGGCGTCGGACAGCCGCGGCGGCGTGGCCCCGCAGGAGTAATCGCATGACCGCCGTCCAAATCCTACACCCGAACGGCCAGCCTGCGCGGCAGCAGATGAGTAGCTGGCAGGGCGCTGGTGGTGGCTTCGGCGGTCAGCTTGAGCGCTGGAAGCCTGCGCTCAAGACACTCGACGCCGCTCTGCTGCCGCAGCTAGACCTTGGAAATGCCCGTGCCGAGGACGTTACGCGCAACAACGCGTTCGCGGCGAACGGCGTACAGCTGCATGTCGATAACATCGTCGGGCACCTGTTCCGGCTGAGCTACAAGCCGCGTTGGCGGCGTCTGGGTATCAGCGACGCCGACGCCCGATCCTTTGCCCAGGACGTCGAGGCCTGGTGGACCGAATATGCCGAGGACCCGATCGGCTGCTGGCTAGACGTGGAGCGCAAACGCACCGCCACGATGATGGTGCGTGAAGCCATCGGCACGCACACCCGCCTTGGCGAAATCATGGCAGCGGTCGAATGGCTGGAGCGCCCCGGCACCAAGATGCGCACCGCCATCAAGATGGTCAGCCCCAAGCGCGTGAGCAACCCCGGCGGGCGTGCCGACACGTCATCGCTCCGGCACGGCATCGAATTCGACCGTGGCGGCGCAATGGTCGCTGCCTGGGTTCGCCAAAGCGGGGCCGGCGGGCTCGGCTTCGGCAATGGCATGGCCAACGAGTGGCGGCGCATCGAGCGCGAGACGCGCTTCGGTCGGCCCAAATTCATCCATGTGTTCGAACCCACCGAGGATGGGCAGAGCCGCGGAGCCAACCAGTTTCTGGCAGTGCTCGAGCAGTCGCACATGCTCCCCAAGCTGCAGCACACCAAGCTGCAGAACGCGATCGTAAACGCCATGTACGCGGCTACGATAGAAAGCGAACTTGGTACCGATGCAGCGCAGGAAATCATCGGCGCTGGCGATGCGGGTACCGAAAACGTCGCCAAGTACCTGATGGCGGTGAACAGCTTTCACAACGGGTCAAAACTGGCGCTCAACGGCGTGAAGATCCCGCATTTGTGGCCCGGCGAAAAACTCAACCTGCAAACTAGCGGAAACGTCGACAACGGCTTCACTGACCTCGAATCCAGCATCCTTCGCTGGATGTCAGCCGGCCTAAATGTTCCATACGAGCCGTTTGCCCGCGACTACCGGCAGAGCACCTACAGTAGCGCTCGGGCCAGCATGATGGAGGGCTGGCGCTACTACATGGGGCGGCGCAAGGTCATTGCCTCCCGGTTTGCAACCATGCTTTTCGTGGTTGCGTTCGAAGAAGCCCTACAACGTCGGGAAATCACACTTCCGCGCAACGCCACGCGCGGCTTTTATGAAGCCAAAGCCGCTTGGTGCAACGCCGAGTGGATCGGCTCCGGCCGGCTCGCCATCGACGGGTTGAAGGAGGTTAAAGAGGCGGTGCTGCGTATCGAATCCGGCCTCAGCACCTATGAGAAGGAGCTGGCGCTGCTCGGCGAGGACTACCAGGAAACCTTCGCGCAGCAAGTGCGTGAGATGAACGAGCGTCGGGAGGCAGGACTGCCGCCGCCGAGTTGGATGCAAGCCCAGGTACTGGCCCCCGAGCAAGTCGAGCCCACCGAATAGGAAAGGTCATGAACCAATACCCACATATTGCCAGCCGGGTGCTGAACACGCCCCTGTTGCTGGAGCCGGCCTATGCCCGTGTGTTTTTCAGCGCACTCAGCAGCCGGCTGAACATCGCCGAGCTTAAAGACGAGCAGGGCGCCATCGACATGGGGCAGAAGCTGCGGGTGGATGCCCGCAGCTACAACAAGACGCGCGTCAACGCCTGGGGCGAGGAGGAGGTGCTGTTCCAGGTGGTGGACGGTGTGGCGCTGCTCGACGTGAAAGGCTCCCTGGCTCACAAATCTGGTTATCTCAAGCCCTACAGCGGCATCACGGGGTATGACGGCATCATCAATCGCGCCGCCATGATGTTCGCTGAGTCGGACGTAAAGGGCGTGCTGATGGACATGCACACGCCTGGCGGTGAGGTGTTCGGCTGTTTTGACTCGGCAGACCGCTTACAGCAGCTCTCCCGGCAAGCCGGTAAGCCGATCTGGTCGCTGGCTTGCGACTCGGCCTGCTCGGCCGGCATGGCGCTGGCTAGCGCTGCCGACCGGAGGCTGATCACCCAGACCGGCTACGTGGGCTCTGTGGGCGTGGTAATGGCCCATGCCAGCTACGAAGACTATCTGGAGCAGGAGGGCATCAAGGTCACACTCATCCACTCCGGTGCGCGCAAGGTTGAGGGCAACCCTTATCAGGATCTGCCCGATGAGGTGCTGGCCCGTTTTCAGGCGGATACCGACGCGCTACGCCAACAGTTTGCCGAGATGGTTGCCCGCAACTTGGGGCTATCCGTTGAGGCTGTACTGGCTACCGAAGCCGCGACTTTTCGCGGCCAGGCGGCAATCGATGTCGGCTTCGCCCATGCCCTGGTCAACGGGCATGAGGCCGTCGCCGAGTTCTCTGAGTATCTGTCCACGCAGGGCAGGACTACCACCATAGGAGCCACACGTATGACCGGGACAAACCCCGCGCCGTCCGCCGAAGCTGCCCCGCCTGCGCAGGCAGGTAGCCAGTCGGCAGTCACCGTTGATGCTGTCGTCACCGCAAGCGCCGAGCGCGCTCGTGTTCAAGGCATTCAGCAGCACGCCGAGGCCGAAGGCCGCAGCAAGCTCGCCAGCCACCTGGCTTTCAACACTGACCTCAGCGTTGAACAAGCGGCAGCGCTGTTGGCTGCTGCACCGAAGGAAACGGGTGCCAACCTCGACGCCAGCACTGCGCTGGACAAGATGATGGCCAACGAAGAACAGCCGAACCTCACCGCCGGTGCAGGTGAAGCCAAACCCACTCAGGCACAGGGCATCGCAGCCAGCTGGGCCAAAGCCACGGGAGCGAAAGTCTGATGGCCACTGTTCAACAGCCCGTCGACAACTGGGTGACCGGTTCCGATTCGTACCAAACCACCCTCGCCACCGTTCTGCAAGGCCAGAACCTGACCGAGAAAACCCCGCTGGGGGTGATCGAGGCCAGCGGTAAGGTCGTGGCCTGGGATCCTGCTGCCGCCGACGGTAGCGAAAAGGCCGTGTACATCACCGCCTATGCCGTGGACGCCACCGCAGGTGACAAGGAAGCACAGGTCATCAAGTCAGGCACCTTCAACCCCGAGCAGGTCGTTTGGCCAGCCGGTGCCACAGCGGCGCAGAAGTTGGTCGCCTTCGTCGGTACGCCGATCAGCCTGCAGTTGCCCGTTTAAGGGCGCCACACAACACCCTCAGGGCCGCTCAAGCGGCCTTTTTCATTTCAGGAGACTGAACAATGGCCGCTGGCTACGATACGACCACCCTGTTGGGTGTAAAGGAAATCCTTCCGAAGTTCACCCCGCTGTTCCTGCAGATGTTCTTCCCGACTGCGGCCACCTTCGGCACCGAGGAAGTTGCGTTCGACAAGATCAAGAAGGATCGCCGTCTGGCACCCTTCGTATCCCCACTGGTTTCCGGACGCCCGCGGCGTGAGCGCGGTGGCTTTCTGACCACCATCAAACCGGCCTACATCAAGGAAACCGATGTGGTCCGTCCAACCCGCTTGCTCAAGCGCCGCTTGGGTGAAGGCCTTAACGGCGAACTCAACGCAGCTGAGCGTCACGATGCTGTTATCGCTGACATCATGGTCGAGCAGGAGGAAAACATCGTCGCCCGCGAAGAGTGGATGGCGGTGCAGGCTGTGCTGTACGGCAAGGTAATCATGGAAGGCCCCGATCATCCCCCGGTCGAGGTCGATTATGGCCGCAGCCCCGAGAACCAGATCGTTTTGGCCGGCGCCGCCAAGTGGGACGCCGCCGATGTCGAAACCTACGACCCCACCGACGATCTGGAAGAATGGAGCAGCGAAACAACCGGCGCCGTAGGCCTGGTCATCATGGGCAAGGGCGCCTGGAAGCTCTTCTCGCGCTTCAAGGCCGTGAAGGATTTGCTCGAAACCCGGCGCGGTAGCACCAGTCAGCTGGAGCTTGGCCCGCAGCTTGAGAAAGAAGTCATGCGCAAGGGCTTCTTCGGTGAGTTCGAGATCATCGTCTACACCGGCAAATACACCAACGACGAAGGCGAGAAGGTCAACTTCATGCCGGAGTTCGGTGTGCTCATCGCCCCTGCCAGCGCCGACAACGTGATGGCCTACGGCGGCATTCAGGATGCCAAGGCCAACGCCAACGGCATCGCGGAAGCCACGCGCTATCCGTCCAACTGGTTCACCGACAACCCCAGCGTCGAGTGGCTCCAGACCCAGACCGCGCCCGTGCCGGCGCTGTTCGACGCCGACGAGTTCACCTTCGTCATCGTGGCCTGACCGGCTCCCTCACCACTGAGGCGCGCGATCGGCGCGCCGTCTGGAGAATACTCATGGCAAAGCAATACATCGTGAAAACCACCGTGCACGGTTTGGCCAAAGCGGGTGGAAAAAAGGTCGTCATCAAAAGCTCGCCAGAACCGCAGGACGTACCCAGCGGCTTGGTGAAAGAGCTCCTCGAGCGCGGCGTGATCGAAGAGTACGAAGGCAAAGCTAAGGGCAAGGTCGCTGCCTCCGCTGATGTCGAAGATGACGGTGCTGGCGAAGGTGAAGGCGACGGCGCGAGCGGCGACTGATCATGGCCAGCGACTTCGACCGCATCATGCAGCGGGCCGATAGCACGCTGTTCCGCGTGTTCGGCGAGGATCGTAGCTCTTGCGGGCCGACATACACCGCGCCGGACGGTTTCGCACGTCCGGTTCAGCTGGACGTCATCCTCGGCCGCAACGTCGAGGTCGCTGGTGCCGATGGTGCCTTTCGCGTAGTGCAGTGCCTGGCAGAGATCCGCCTGTGCCAGCTGGCCAAACCCAAACGGGGCGGTCGGCTGAAACTGGCCGAAGGCGACTTCATTCTGGATGAGCCACTCGGCACCGACGCGCTGGTCGAGCGCTGGGCGCTGATCCCTGCGAGGTAGCGATGGCCGGTTACGATTCGGTCCGGGTCGAGTTCAAGGATGCCGGCCGGTTCGGTGGGCGCCTGGAACAGATGCCCGCCAAGCTCAGGCGTGCGATCCAGTTGGCGCTGAACACCGTCGGGCGTGGCACTCGCACCCAAAGTTGGCGCGAGATACGCGACGAGATAAACCTCAAGCCGAGCTACATCCGCAACGAGGTGAATTTCATACCGGCCACGCCTGAGCAATTGCGCGTGATCATCTTTGCGCGCAAACGCGGCGTCACTCTGAGCCAGTTCCCGCATCGGCAGCTCTGGAAGCGGGCCAAGAATGGCAAGCGGGTCAGAGCAGGTGTTCGCGTCAGCATCAGCCAGGGCTGGACCGAGCTTAACGAAGGCGCCTTCATCGCGCCTATCGGGCCTGCTGGTGGGCTGATCGCTGAACGAACCGGCAAGCCCCGCTTACCGCTCGAGGTGCTGCACGGCCCATCACCCTCTCAGGTCCTCAGTACCAAGCTCGACGACATCGGGCGGGATGCTGAACGCAAGCTCACCCCTGAGATTGAACGCCAACTGAGGCGAAGCAAGCTATGACCAACCCCATCAATCAGGCGCACCAAGCTCTGGTCCGGCGCCTCGGCCAGATCGTGCCCGCCAACGGCTACCTCACCGATGTGGGCACGCGCATCAAGGAAGGCTGGCTAGCAGAGCTGCTGCAGGACGATGACCTGACTTTTCCATTCATCACCCTGCAGCCTGGGCTGTACATCCCAGGCAGTTGGGGGCCGGGTGCGGTGCTTACGCGAATAGGGCGGCGGGTTGTTGGCGCAGTCGATGGCACCCGCGATGACTACCTCGAACAACTTGAGGAGCTCTATTGCGACCTGGTCGCCTGCCTGCAGGTGCCGGAGGGCGTTCCCAATCCATGGGGCTCTCCCGGGCCTCGGCAAGTCACGCTGGAGCCTGGCCAGATGTTCCCGCCGGGTGAAGGCCTCAACGCTGGCACGGTACTCATCCCGCTACAGCTTCACATTCACATTAACGCAGGTAGACAACCATGAGTGCACGCAAGGAAGTCGCAATTCCCGCCGCGGCTGACGGCAAGCCCCTGGTGCAGCGCGAAGACGTACTGCTTACCAAGGATCACATCCACAAACGTCAGCAGTGCCAAGCGGGTGACACCATCTCTGTGCTGCCGCACCAGAAAGCCTGGTTGCAACAGCTCGGCAAAATTGGCCCAACCACCGAAGGGGAGACCATGTAATGGCCTGGGTAAAAGAAACGGCGATGATCGCCGGTATGATCAAGTGCCGCCTAGCCGGTACAGGGGCTCCCTTCGAGCCGATGGGCCTGGGCTCAACCATGGAGCAGGCGCACGAGGTGAATAAGATCACCCTCGCCAACACCATGAACGTCGCCGGCGGCAATTACGACAGTTCGTCTCGGGTCACCGCGATGACGCTGAACTTCAACTTCCGCGAGTTCTTCACCGCCAACTACGTGCGCTTCCTATGGGCGAGCTTCACCGAGCTGCAGTCTGAAGCTGTCACTGGTGAGGAGCAGGTCGCCCAAGTCGGCATGACCACCATGCTCGATAAGATGCCGCTAAGCATCACCCGCGTGGTCGACGCTGAAACCGGCCTGGTCGAGTTCGAAGAAGACATCGACTGGAAGCTGACCGGTTCTGGAATCGAACCACTGCCAGGTGGTGCGCTTGCGAGCGCTATTGCGGCTGCTTCGGGCGACTACCTCATCGAGGTGGACTACATGACTGCCAACGTGGATGACATCCAGCCTCTGGCGAACTCCGGTCAGGAACTGGAGCTGCTGTTCGAAGGCGTGAACGCTGTTGGCACGCAAAAGCGTAACAACAACCTCTACTACCGCTGCAAGTTTGACCTGGCCGCTTCGCTGGCCTGGATCAACATCGAAGACTTCATGGGTATGGAGGTGTCCTGTGAGGTGTTGGCTGACCCGTCGCGTAACGGCCCTGGCCTTTCGCCTTTCATGAAGATCATGAAAGAGCGCTCAGCGGCGTGACATCTACGATGTAAGCGCCCGAATCCAAGCCCAGCCGTGTGCTGGGCTTTGGTGCGGGGGTTTTGGTACAGTCCCGGCCAGATCAATGGGAGGGAAACCAGATGAAGTGTCCAGTCTGCGACCAGGAAGCACCTGCTGCCGACTTCGGCGATCCGTTGCGATGCCCAGGATGCGGCGCCTATTACGAGAAAGCGATAAAGAGCAAGGCGCAGCAAGTAGCTGAAGCCAACAGCAAGCAAGAGCAGCGTCCTGCCGTCCGGACTCAGAATGAGTTCGCGGCGAACAGTATTCGAAGCTTGATGAGCGAGTACCCAGGTGCGCAGCCGGTGGTTGTGCTCGACCTCAAGATGCCGTTCAACTCAATGATCATGTTCATGATCAAGTGGGCACTGGCATCGATACCGGCACTGCTGATCCTGATGGTAATCGGTTTCTTCGCTGCGGCCATATTGGGCGGCCTGGCTGGCTTATCCAGATAACACCTACCGATTTCAACAAACCCGCTTCGGCGGGTTTTTTATTGCCCGGAGGCAAGCATGAGCGAGTCTGCAGCAAAAGGGGTGGTCACCATCGGCAAGGGTGACAGTGCCCGTGACGTAGTTGTGTCCGAACTCACCGTCGCCCAGATGCGCCAAGTGATGATGGCCAACCCCTGGCCTGGGGACGATGCGGACACGAGCGCGCTGGCGCACTACCAGATCGACGTTCACTTCTTCGAGGAATGCCGCCTGACGGACCTTTCCATCTTCGCGAATCTCAGCCGCGAGCAGCTGAGCGACCTCACCGGAAGCGATCTGCGCAAGATCCTGGCAAAAGCGCAGGAGCTGAACCCGGATTTTTTCGCAGCGCTGGGGCGGCTGGCCAAAGCCCAGAGCGCGCGCTGAGCGACCTCGAGTCCTGCATTTCGGTCCTAGGCCGGCTCGGCCACTCCAACGCACTCCACTATCCCTGGCGCTTGTTCGAGCGCTGCCTGAAGGGTGACTCCCGATGACTGATGTTGAGCTGAGGCTGACGGCCGATACTGACGGTGCGACTGCCGGAGTGCGGGGCTTCCGGAAGGAATACGCCGATCTGGTGAAGACCATCGAACGGCCCATCCGCCAGATCGATGCGCTGCAGCGCACTCAGGAAAATGCCAAGTCGGCGTCCGCCGAGTTCTTCGCTGCCAAACGCCGCGTGGATGAACTCAAGAAGTCTATCAGCGCCGCTGGGCAACCTGTTGCCGCGCTGGACCGTGAACTTGCCAAGGCGGAGCGGACGCTTACGAAGGCCACCCAGGCATTCGAGCGCCAGAAGCAGCAGGTAAAGGAACAGCGCGCAGAGCTGAAAGCCGCGGGAGTAGATACCCGCAACCTGGCGACCGAACAACAGCGCTTGCAGGCTGCACTTGGCGCCACCGTCGCGAAGGGCAAGGCCGATGCCGCGGTGACATCCGCCTTGGACAGCTTCGGCGTGACGCGCCTGCGGGAGTTGCGTGCGCAACTGGTGTCCCTGAACACTGACTACAAGCGGCTCACTCAGGCCGGTGTTCTGTCGGCGACCGAGCGCACCTCTGCGGAAATCCAGTATCAGGCGCGCCTTGCTGAGACGAAGCGGGCCATCAGCGAAATTACCGGCGAGTCGGCGTCTAGTGCCGACGGCCTGGCTGCCATCGGCGCGAAGCTCGCCGGCATCGTTGCGGCTGCCTATACGGTCCAGCGCACGGCCGGTGCTTATTTCGGTATCGCCGACGCCGTTGGTGAACTGGAAGATCGGATGCGCAATGCGCTGCCGGTGCAGGAACAGTACGAGCGCTCCCAGGCACGGCTCGAAGAAATATCGAAGCGCGTCCGCATCCCGATCGCGCAGACGTCCGAGTTGTTCCTCGGGGCGGTCGGTCCACTTCGCGAAATGGGGTTCTCTGCCCGGGCGACTGCGGACATGGTGGGCGCGTTGTCTGCGGGTCTCGTTGCGAATTCCGTAAAAGGCCAACAGGCCGAGGCGGTGATCAACCAGTTCAACAAAGGGCTGCAGACTGGAGTAATCCGTGGCGACGCGTTTAACGCCATTCTAGAGAACTCCCCGGCGCTGACGGATGCGTTGACCAAGGGGCTCGGCACCACGCGGGCTGAGCTGATTCGCATGGCCAATGCCGGGGAGCTCACGACAGAGCGAGTGGTAACTGCGCTTTCCAGTCAGTCGGAAGCACTGCTTGCGCTCGCGGACAACATGCGTGTCACCGTCGGCGATGCGCAGAGCACTTTCTCTGATTCCATCGATAAGGTGGTGGCTTCGATAGACAAGCTGCTCGGTCTCTCAGGCCAGGCCGTGAAGGAGCTGGACGGAATCGCTAATGCTCTGGACGCGATCGCCGCCGGTGGGAAGGACGTCACGCCGATCATTGACGCGTATGCCGAGACAGTGCTGAAGCGGCTGGGCCTGTCCGGTATGGCATTGGAAAAGCTCTACAGCCAGTACCGGGCATGGGAGGAGGGGGCCAAGGGTTCTGTCGAGGCAGTTCTTGATGCTGAGCAGCAAGCAGCTGACGAGCGCGAAGCGTTGCAGGAGCAGGTTCTTGCAGAGCAGCGGGCTTATGCGACCGAGTTCAACTCGATCACCCAAGACCTTGCCGTCAAGTTCAAGAGCGCGCTGGATCAGCAGGTCGCTGCGCAACGCAAGGCCGCCTCGGCGCTATCGAAAGCGCGCAATGAGCAGCTCGAAACCGAGAGGCGCTACCGGGACGCGCTGGACCGCCTGAATGCAGGGGGCAAGGGCCAGGCGAGCTACGCCAATGCGCAGTCAATGCAGTACGCGGCCAAGCAGGCGTTGGCCAGTGGTGATGTTGAGCGGGCCAAACAGAATGCCCAGGCTGCCTTGGACATGCTCCTCGACCTCGCCGAGGCCGGCGAGAACACCTATGGCTTCGCTGGGTTCATCCAGAGCCTACAGTCGATCGAGCAGGAAGCCGACCGGATCTCGGTTGAGAATGCCGAGCGCAGCTTGGAGGAGGCCACCAAGAAAACACGTGAGTGGAAGTCTGAGTTCGAGACGCTCAAGAACTTCAAGATCACGCCCAGCATCGATGACGAAGCGCTGGCCCGCGAAACCGAAAAGCTCAAGCAGTGGGCAGCGATGGTTGGTGCCTCCGTCAATATCGAGCCGCGGGCACTCTCGCAGGACCCCCTCCGCGTGCCGGGATCAAAGGATGCAGACGGTTATATCCTGCTCAACGATACACCTCAGCTGCCTGCCGATTTCGTGCTGAAAGACGTCGTGTTTCCGGACGGCGAAAAACCCGTCATTGATGCTGTTGTGCGTCCGGCTTCGGTTGAGGTGGACGCCGCGCCGGTCGAGGTCAGTGCTGCGGTTGATGATCTCTCGATTGCAGGCGTCACCCAGCAGATCAAGGACTTTGTCGCAAGCTGGGCAAAGCTCACCGTACTGCCGGTGCGGCTGGCCATGGATGCTGCGACGCCATCTGGGGCATCTGTCGATGGCTTCTCCGGCGGCGGTTGGACCGGGCCGGGCGGCAAGTACCAGCCGGCTGGCATTGTCCACGCCGGCGAGCATGTGCAGCCGCAGGAAGTTGTGCGCGAGCCGGGGGCGTTGGCCTTCCTCGAGCGAATCCGGCGCAACGGCTTTCGCGCCACGCTGGATCAGCTGCGGTTGCGCGGCTACGCCAACGGTGGGCCCGTCGTGCCGGTACCGCGCTTCGTGCCGAATGTTCCCGCGCCGAGCCCGGCGCTGCTGGAGGCGGCTGCTGGGCCGCAGTTTCCGCACCTCGGGCAGGTCGACCTCAGCTTGGGTGGTGCCTCGTACACGATGTATGTCGAGCGCGAGGTGGCCAGTGAGCTGCGCCTGGCGGCGAGACAATTCGGCCGCACCCATCGCTGACCAAAGCCCCGCACCTGCGGGGCTTCTTGTTTCTGGAGCCTTGAATGTCCCCACCACGAATCATGCTCGGCGGCGTGCCGATCGTGCTGCATGCCGGTGCGCCCGAGGAAAGCATCGGCCCGATTGGCGGGAGCACAGTACTGCGCATGAGTGACGGCGCCGGCGTAAAGATGCAGCACTGGAAGAGGTCGGCCGGCAGCATTTCCGGTACGGGCTGGATGCCGCCAGGGCTCGCGGGGCTGGATTTCTCCCAGCCGCTGGAGCTGCGCAGCACCAAGACGATGAGCCACGTCGGCTCGGGCCCGACCTTCACGTTGCTTGGCCCGCCTCGGCCAGACGTTGCGCCCTGGGCGCAGGCGCTGCTCGGTGGGCGAGATTGGGTACGGGTGCCGTGTTCGTTCGCGGATGGCGTGGTCACCGTGCCCCCAGTGCCGGGCGCGACGCTGTATCAGGCCTGCTACATGCCGGTGTTCTCGGTTTTCGCTGAGGCCCCCCAGGAATCGCAGTCATCAGGCACGGCCAGCCATAGCTGGTCCATCCCGTGGGAAGAAACCTAATGCTCAACGCCTCGCCACTCAACGCCGTGCCGCTGAATGGCCTGGCCGGTGCCGCCGCGGAGCCCGAGTACATTGTTCGCGGCCAGTCATTTGTGTGGGCGCTGCGGCTGCTCGTCGATGGAATGGACTACACGGCGCAGTTGACTGGGCGGATGACAATCATTCGGCAGGAGGGCGCTGCGGGGCTAGCTGACTTCGGACTTTTCATTGCCCTTGGCCTACCGGTAGTGCCGCCAGACTGGAAAGGCCGCACCGTCACCATCGACTACATCAGCACGAGCCAGTACGCCACGACTGAGGCGCGCAGCTACACCGGCCAGATCAGTCGAGCCGACTGGAACCCGGTCAACCGCGTGCTGAGTTGCGAATGCTCCGACCAGCTGCAGCAGCGTGTTGAGAGCATGAGCATTGAAGCTATCAATACGCTGGTCGGTGGGTCTTGGTCGGAAGACTTGTTCGAGCCGGTCGAGGGCCGCAGCCATTGGGACTACGCGCAGGAGCGGCTGAGCACTCGCCCGGTCAGCCTGGACTGTTCCGCCAATGGCGTGATGCGCGTCAGTAGCTGGTATGCAGGTTCTCCGCATTTCGTGTTCGGCGCCGGTACCACGCTTTATCAGCGTATCGAGCTGCAGCAGTCGGACCTTGACGCAGCCACGAACCGGGTTGAGATCGAATTCAGCTATCGCTATCAGCGGCTGTGGCAGCTCAACGAGCCCTACACCTGGACGCACATCAACGCGGGCGGCGGCATCAGCGGGTTCTGTAACTGGCGGACATGGTCAACCGACCTGCCCGATACGGAGATGATTAGCAGCGCTGTGTCCGGCAGTGGGCAACAGCTGCTCGGTGGCGTCGGCGGCTACAAGCTGCCGCTGTCGATGGCCAACCCGTGCGGCGACGGCAACGGCTGGGTCAACACCTTCGACAACCTCTGGCTGTCTGCTCAGTTCACTGGCGCCCGCCGCTGGGTGCAGACGGTAACCGAGAGCTACAAGCTGGTCCTTGCGACGGCAGCGGGTGAGGTTGAACAGTCCCGTATCGTTCAGCGCGCCGGCTACACGCTCTCCGTAGAGCGCGATATTGCCGAAACCTGGGGGAGTGATCCGATCCGTGGCGGCGGCACTGGAAGTCAGGACCTGTCGGACGAAGGCCGGCGCAGCAATGCGCTAGCAACTGCGCTTCTCATGGGGCATGCGCAGATCATCGGCGCCCATCGAGAAACGACGCTCACCTGGGAAGTGCCGTCGAGCATGGCAATGGGCATTGACCTGTCGCACACGCTAGAGATCAACGATCAGGGGGCTCACGCCAGAGGCAAATGCCGGCGCATTGTGCATCAGTTCGATCTTGGCAGTGGCGAAGCCATCACCTCGCTCAGCATCGCTGTCATGCGCGGCGGCGGCGTCAGTGACCCGATCGCCGTGCCGGCCAGCCCGGACACCGGCTTGCCGCCGTTCGGCTCTTCAATGACTCCGTTGCTTGGTACTCAGCTTGGGGGGCGTCAGGTCGACCCGTTCACCGGGTTCGCCATTGGGCCGTACGACGAGGAGCGAGCTGGGTACGCCGGCAACTACGACGCGAACGACAACATGCCGGCCGAGATTTACCCGCGCCGTTTCAAGATCAGTTCTCGTGAAATTGCTGCCGAGTACCGCGACGAGCGAACCGGAACAACCGAGGCGCTGTATCGCGTCGGCATCCCTAACGACTTGCTGGAGCTATAACCATGACCAATGAGGAACGGCGCCGCGCCTCTGGTGCGGCCATGGAAGCCAGTCGGCGTGCAGGCGGGGCTGCGATGGAGGCGAGCCGCCGCGCTGGCGGGGCGGCAATGATTGAGCGGCGGACTGGGAAGAGCGTGGCCGAAGACATCCGGTCACTCACCGCCCCTCAGCGCCAAGCCAAGTCGCTCCCGCGGGTGGACCCAGTCGGCGCGCTGCCGGCACAGGTCGGGACTGGCACATCGTCTGGTCCTGCGAGCGGTGGAGCTACTGGAGGCGGGATCGCCAGCCCACTGATCGAAACGGCCGGAACCCGCGAATACCACCCATCGATCCTTCGCGCCTCTACTGACGGCGCGGTTTTTTTCGAGGTTCGCGCTGCCAAGAAGGTCACCATGACAGATGCCAACGGCGAGCCGGTTGTTCTGGAGTTCCAGAATGTCAATTCCTGACTTCGTTGCGGGCGATGAGGTGGTCACCTTCGGCATGCCATGGCACGGGCTCTACGTCACACCTGTCTCAGGCGCTCGCTATATCGAGTTGGCGAGTGGGCGCAAGATCTACTCGAGCATGTTTGCCGGCCCGACACCGACGAATACCTATCTTGTCGACCTTGGGCTGCCAGAGCCAACGCTACAGCCGGACGACCCGGAGGCAAGCCTGTGGAACAAGTACATCGCCAGCGGTACCGGAAGCGGCAGCGGCTTTAACGCCTGGGGCCTAAACCTGGGCAACCGTCGCGTCCGAATCGGGGACGAACTGGCCAGCATATCCATGTCGGCGGTGAACCTAGGCACCGCTCTAGGTGTAGAGGTCCGGTCGGTGATAAGCCTTCAGGAAGGCACGAGATTCATTGATGCGCGAGCGCCGGTTGCGCAGTTGCAGCAGTTGCCTAGCCAATATGGCAGTGGATTTTTGCTTGATGCAACGCCAGACGGCCGGCGCTGGATGTTTGCCATGAGCTTCACCCGGAGCTACACGGCATATCCGTATCAGATCCGCGTTGATCGCGACGAAGACGAGGGTGTTGGCGCCATCGTCGAGGCCGTTTTCTCGGCTGACTTTACGTCCATGACGGTGAATGTGCTCGCCGGGCACACGAGCTGCATGCTCGGAACGAATGTAAGCGGCCAAGATGGCGGGCCGTTGAGCCAGGCGACGCTGTGGCTTGTTGGATCGGCTGGGAGCTGGACCAAATATTCAGGCGAGGGTGAGCCGCCAAACCCGCCATATGAGCCACTTACCACGAGCACCGGACCCGGCCCGTACAAGTACGCAATGAATTATGGGTACGGCACTTCTACGGCTACGGCCTCAAAGGATCGCGTCATTGGAGGCTGGTACGCCGCGGACGGAACGCCGCAGCTTGTCACCATCCGCATCTCCACAAGCCTGACGCTCAGCGCTCAGGAACCTGTTTCCCGTGGCGACATGGAGCAGTGGTGGAGTCCGTACGTGCGTGACTACCAGTACACCGCGCTGGTCAAGATCGGCAATGGCAGCGTCCTGCCATGGTTCACCGCGGCCTTCACTGAGGATCAGAACCCGAACGTCACAACGTATTCGTTGCGCTTTTCGTCTACGACCTATTCCAGCATCGAAACGAACGCTCCGGTAGCAGGAGTCCCATCGATTCATGGCGAGGTGTTGACCGGCGCCGTTGGCCCGCGCCACGACGGAGCGCCGCGCAAAGCAGTGGCTGCGGCATATGGCAGCGCAGCCTATGAACTTACCTGGTTTGCCGGGATGCAATCCAGCAACAAGGTAATTTCAGCCATGGGGCGTTGCCGAGGCAACGATCAGTTTGAGTACGTAGCAGGCCCGGCCATCACTCCGTCAGGGGTCGATGCTGGAGACACGGCAACCGGAAACCTGATTCCCGGTCATGACCGGTTCGCTTCAAATTTCAGCCAGGCGCTATGGGACTACCACACCGGTTTTGCGGCCGGCGCCTACAACCCTGTCACTGGCCAGATCAAGCGCGCGCGCCTCGGCGGCGGCTTCTTTACCTGGGTGTAACCAATGAACTACGTAAACAACTGGCTCCGGGAAATCACCCTGGAGCAGGGCGCTACGTCGTGCCCGCTTGCCCTGCCCGATGGCGAATACCGACTTACGCTGGCAGATGCTGCTGCCGGCGCAACACGCTGGGAAATCGTAGACGCATCAGTTGTGTCAGGTGTGGCAACGCTCGCTCGAGGGCTGGAGGGCACAACTGATCAGGACTGGCTCACTGGTAGCGTTATCTATTGCTCCCTGACCGCTGGGGCTATTGCTTCCATGGGCAGCCTGGACAGCGGGTCCGCGCCGCCAGATGACGCGCCATCCAGCACCGGGCGCTTATTCGTTGACACGGTTTCTCTAGTTATCTACGCATCAACTGGAACTGACTCATGGGACGACTGGCGTCTGATAGGACGTAATACCTTCAGGCAGCTGATTACCGATAACGGAACCGGCTCGCCTAACGCTATTGGCGTTGATGTTCGGGACGTATTGATAGAGGAGGCGGTATCTGGCTTTGATGGAACCATAGCCGTTGTCCTGCCGCCTATGGGCGGCGCGGCTGGCTCTCTTGAGCATCTGAGGATGGACGTTAAGAACCCTGGAACCTCGATATGGAAGCTGCAGATCAACTGCAGTGATATAGCCGGCCTGCTCGGATTGACGTCAATTCGGTTTGACGTATCTGGTGTCGAATCAGTCGTGGCTAGTGGCGCCGTAGTCACCCTTGATTTGATTGGCAGTCAGCATATTTCGGTGGCTGCCTGCGCGCTCTCCGCTGGTGTAGGGCTGGTTCGTATTGAGTCGGCGCAAAGACCGGATTTCGTGACGACCGTCAGCCAGATTTAATGAATCACCCTCTCGAGTAAATCCCATGCAGCCAGCAAAACACGATCTGCACATTGTGCAGGGCTCGACCCTGCGCGACACCCTACGGCTGATGCAGCCGCGCTACGAATACCGGCCAATCACTTCCATCGGCGGGTCGCCGCTGCGCCTCACTGTCGATCACGGCCTACCTGGCAACTGGCTGGCGTGGTCCGAGGGAGTGAACGGCATGCCGGCCATCAACCGATCCCTGCGCGAGAAGCCGCACCGCGTCACGGTAGTGGATGACTCCACTCTTGAGATCAATGCACTTTCCGCGTTCGGCCTCAATCCAAGCGGCGGCCAGCTGATCTACAAACCACCCGTAGACCTGACGGGCGCCACGGCGCGCATGCAGGTCCGGGCAGGCCTTGGCGGCGCTGTTCTGCTCGAGCTGACGACCGAGAACAGTGGCCTAGCCATCACTGGCCCCGGCACCCTGACACGCACGCTGAGCGCTGCAGCAACCGCAGCTCTCACATGGACCGATGGCGTTTACGACCTCGAGGTCGAGTATGCCGACGGCACCGTTCAGCGCTACCTGCAGGGAGCCGTCACCGTCAGTCGTGAGGTGACCAAATGAGCCTAGCCATATGCGGTGACCCCGAGGTTTTGGTCATTGAGGCCGGTAGCGAATACGCCGTAGCGCTCGAGCCCGACGCCGAGACGGTCGTCGTCATGGCGGGGGAGCAGGGGCCGCCCGGCGTCAACTCCGCAACTGGCGACTTCTTCCAGGTAGCCAGCCGATTTTCCGAACTCACGACAGAACAAGCCAGGGCCGAGGCGCGCGCCAACCTCGACCTGCAAACCATCGACGGCGGCACCTTCAATTAAGGAATCACACCCATGGCAACACGTCTTCAGCTGAAACGCGGCATCAAGGCCAACCTGCCTACCTCTGGAATGTTGGCCGGCGAGCCGATGGTCACCACTGACCGCGGAACCCTGCACGTCGCGACCGACGCCACAACGAAGCTGCCAGTTGTTCCGGCAATCGATGACCTGGCAACCCTGGCCGCGGTCGATGGCGCAACCGACCTTCTGATCATTCACGACGCCAGCGAGGCGGCCGGGCAGAAGGAGAAGAAGCTCACTTTCAACGCATTCAAGACCGCGCTGAACATTCCAGAAGGGACTGCGGATGAAAAGGTTGCCGTAGTAGCTGGCGGGACCTCCGGTTACCTGTGGGGAACCGATGGCACCGACGGCGTGCTTCGCATGAACGCCTCGATGGCAATGACCAAAGACGCCAGCAATGGCTTCGTCACCCTGGCTGTCGAGTTGGTCGACGGCGGCACCTTCTAATCTCGCTCGGAGCCCATCAATATGTCGCGCGTACTCACCAAGAAGTCGACTGTGGCGGCTAAAGTCCCGCTTGCAACCGACCTCGAAATTGGCGAACTGGCGGTCAATACCGCCGACGCCAAGCTGTACACCAAACACAGCGACAACACCGTCAAACAGCTGGGCATTGCGACAAACGACGCTCGGCTCACCGACGCCCGCGAGTGGACGGCCTCGACCGTCACCCAGGCTGAAGCCGAAGCCGGAACCGCCACGACCCGCCGCGCCTGGACCGCTCAGCGCGTGTTCCAGGCGATCGCTGCTTGGTGGGCTGCCAGCGCGATGAAGACGAAGCTGGACGGCATCGCTACTGGAGCCACGGCGAATGCCACGGATGCCCAGCTGCGGGACCGCACGACTCATACCGGCACGCAGGCGATCAGCACCGTGTCAGGCCTGCAAACTGCGCTAGACGGCAAGATCAACACGACCGAGCGCGGCGTGTCTGGCGGCGTGGCCACTCTTGACCAGTTCGCGCGTATTCCGCCCAGCCAGCTCCCGAGCTACGTCGATGATGTGCTGGAGTACTTGACGACCGCAGAGTTTCCGGCGACCGGTGAAACCGGGAAAATCTACATTGCCATCAACCAGGGCACCGCGGCGAACCCAACTCGGCAGTATCGCTGGACCGGCTCTGTGTACGCCGAGATCAACCCGTCCCCTGGTACTACGGACGCTCTGGCCGAAGGCTCGACGAATCTCTATTTCAGCGAAAGCCGTGTGCGCAGTGCGGTGCTGACCGGCCTCTCGCTCGCCAGCTCCGCGGTGATCGGCGCGGCCGATACAGTACTGTCGGCGCTCGGCAAGTTACAGGCGCAGATCAGCCTACGCGCGCCGCTGGACAGCCCTGCGCTCACCGGCACCCCAACGGCCCCTACAGCGGCCAGTACCGACAACGACACGTCGATTGCAACGACGGGGTTTGTGCGGGCGGCGATGGCGTTGTTTGGGGTCGGCGCAGCAGCGCTAGCGGACCTGGATAATCTGGATGCCATCAGTGCGGGGGGCATTTACAGGTTTGGTGTAAACACAGTCTCGCGCCCGGCTGCCATCAACTACGGGACCGTCGTTGCGATTGTTCGAAGTAGTGCCGAGCAGACACAGCTGGCCCAGTCCACCAACGTTGATCGCTGCGCTATTCGCTACAAAGTAGGGGGTACTTGGTCCGCATGGCAAGAAATCTGGCACACCGGCAACTTCAACCCTGCGACAAAACAAGACAAGGCATCCATCATCGGTACTGCCACCAGTCGCACGCTGGCCCTGACTGACGCCTGGAACTACGTGCGGCCAGGCACCACGAGTGCCATCACGCTGACTGTTCCGACAAACGCGACCGTGGCGTTTGACTACGGCACCGAGATCACCATCAGGGCGTCTGGGAACGTCACGCTGGCCGCTGCGGCTGGCGTGACGCTGCTGGCGCCGTCGGGCGGCACGCTCAGCATGACCGCTCGAATGACAGTCACCCTGAAGAAGGTCGGCGCGGACGTATGGGACGTGATCGGCCAAACGGTGGCAGCATGATGCCCGGTGTGGTGGCTGCGTTTACGAGGCTGGCGATTGCCCCATCAGCACCTGTGAACTTCACTCGCACCGTGGCCGATAGAGATCCGCTACTGTACTACGTGTTCGAATGGCAGGCGCCACAGTCTGGCGGCACGCCTACTGGCTACCGCGTCTACATGAAAACCGGCACCGGTAGCTATGTGCTGCAGGCGCAGACGGCAAATACGTCCGTGCGCGTGGATGGTGTTTCGGATGGCGTGACGCAATACTTCTACGTCACGGCATGGAACAGTGGCGGCGAGAGTCCGGCGTCGAACATTCTGACGTTCCTTCCGGTCTAGCCAGTTTGAATCGCGCCCCCAAGCCCCGCCAGTCGGGGTTTTCTTTTGCCCAAGGATTTCCCATGACCCTCTCTGAAATACGGGAGCGAGCCATAGCGCCCGCTCTCGCGCTGCTGCCTGCGCGGATGTCGAGCCGAGAGGCTGAGATCATGCTGCTGGCTATCGGGCTGCAGGAAAGCCGATTTGTCCACCGGCGCCAGATGGGCAATGGCCCGGCCCGTTCATTCTGGCAGGGTGAGCTCGGCGGCGGAATGGTGGAGGGCGTTCGCACGCATGAGGCCACCAAAGCCCATGCCGCTGCGCTGTACCGTGCGCGCGACGTTGCTCCTGACAACCGATCGATCTGGACCGCCATCGAGCATGACGACGTGCTCGCAGCGGGCCTGGCTCGCCTGCTGCTGTGGAGCGATCCCGGCTGGCTGCCGAGCGAGGATGATGTGGAAGGCGGCTGGAAGCTGTACCTGAAGACGTGGCGCCCGGGCGCATATGACCGAGGGACTGCCGAGCAACGCGCAGAGCTCCGCGCCAAGTGGGGCCGGAACTACGCCGCGGCCGTGCGTGAGGTGATGCGATGATCGCCTGGCTGAAGTTCGTGCCCGGCTGGGCATGGTGGCTCGCTGCCGTGGTGGTTGTCGCCGGCCTGCAGCAGTGGCGAGTCGCCGGCGCGCAGGCTGAGCGTGACGTAGCCAACCGCACGCTCGAAGCACGCACGACCGAGCGCGACAATTGCCGCACCGCGCGGGCCTCGCTCGAGCAGCACGTTGCTGACCAAAATCAGGCATTGGCCGATGCCCGGTCTGCCGAGTTGCAAAAGCGGGAACGTGCGCAGCGGGCGCAGGCAGATGCACAACAGCAGGCCCAGACGGATTACCAGGCGGCGAACAGACTGCAGCAGGAGCGCACCGGCGGGGAGGTGTGCGCCGCGGCGGAGTCTGTCATCGATCAGGAGTTGGGGCTATGAGCCGTGCGTTGTTGCTGGGAGTGATCACTGCACTGGCGGGCTGCGCAGGTCAGCCGTCCGTGCCGGAGCCGCGCGTCGTGCGTGTGGATGTGCCGGTGGTGGTGCCGTGCCGGACCGATTCTGTATCGGTGCCGCCATGGGCGGCGGAGGGCCTGCGGCGGACGGATAGCCTCGAGGTGAAAGTGCGGGCGCTGCTGGCAGAGCGGCGGCAGCGCATTGGTTACGAGCGGGAGCTGCTGGCGGCCAATGAGGTATGTCGTTGAACCAGCCCGGCAGCGAGTTGCGCATCACGTCACGTCGCTAGCCGCCATGGCACGCTATGGTCCGGTTCTAACGTTTGCTCGCCACGTCATGGAGGATGGGAATGGGAACGCTGGTAATCAATCGCAATCAAGGTCAGCGCGTGCGGCTCAGCGTGCAGGAAGGCGTCGATGCTGCAGAGCTGGCCAGGCAGCTCTTGACCTCCGGTATTTGGCTGGATGTGTCTTGGAGCGAAAACCGCCGGCAGTTCCGCTTGAATATCGATGCGCCGCCCGCCGTGCAGGTGCTGCGCGAGGAATTGCTAGCGGTCGATACGCGGGCTAACTGAGCGGGCGTATCAGGCTCGGGCCTTCGTTGCGGACATTGCCGACTGCGCGGTCCACGGCAAACCATTCGAACGCCTCGACCGGTAGCGCAAGGTCGCGAACGATCTCCTCGGCGCGTTTCAATGGCAGGTCCGGTTCGACCCACTCGCGCGCCAGATCTGCCTCGAGCACTACCGGGCGGCGGTCGTGGATATCGACCATGCCCTGGTCGCTATCGGCGGTGATGATCACAAAGCCGTCGCCGTCGCGATCGGTCAGGCCGGTGCGGTCCATCTGCGCCAATGCGGCAAACCAAAGTGGCTCTCCGTCCTTGCGACGGATGTAATAGGGCTGCTTTTTCTTCGAGTCCGATAGGTCCTTGACCCACTCGTACCAGCCATCCGCCGCAACGAGCGTTCGGCCGGTCGCCCAGATAGATCGGAAAAACCGGCTGGTCGCTGCCGTCTCCACCCGCGCATTGATCGCTGGCGGGCGCTTACCCACCGCCCAGAAGGGCTGATATCCCCAAGGCAAGCGGGCCATGCGCAGCCCCGTGTCTGTCTCGTAAAAGATCATCACGCGTGAACGCGGCGCGACGTTGTAGCGGTTGATTGGCTCCGGGTCGATGCCGCCTTCGATGGGCTTGTCGTAGCGCAGCGCATCCAGATACTCGACCGCTGTTCGGTACTGCGTGAATCGACCGCACATATCCCCTCCAGCCTGCTATCGGATGGCTGCCTCCCTACATTGACCGCATGCGTCGCTCGTTGTTTACTGTGTATATATACAGTAATCGCAGAGCAGTATCATGCGCGCCACCATCCTGGGCCAGATCGGCCCGTCTCCCACTTTCTTGCAGTACGTCGATACCCGTGTGCCTGCGGGTTTCCCCTCGCCAGCGGCCGACTATGAGGAGGTCACGCTATCCATTGATGAGCTGATCGACCTTCGAACGCCGCACGTCTACCTGGTACGGGTCGAAGGCCCGAGCATGATCGGCGCCGGGATCTACGATGGTGATGTGCTGGTGGTCAACAAGGCACTGGAGGCGCGCTCCGGCCACATCGTGGTTGCCTACGTCGATGGCGGGATGACGGTTAAGCGGCTGCAGATCACGCCGGCCGGCGTCTGGTTGCAGCCTGAAAACCCGGACTACCGCGCCATTCCTGTCACCGAGTCCCTGCATGTGTGGGGCGTGGCCACGCACAATCTGCATCAACTATGTTCGCGCTGATCGACTGCAACTCGTTCTACTGCTCGTGCGAGCGCGTCTATCGACCCTGGCTCGACAGCGTTCCGGTGGTGGTGCTGAGTAATAACGACGGCTGCGTGATCGCCCGCACGCGCGAGGCCAAACGCCTGGGCATTCCCATGGGCGCCCCGTATTTCCAGTGGCGCGACCAGATGCGCGAATGGGGCGTGGTCTGTTTCTCCAGCAACTACGAACTCTACGGGCAGATGAGCGCCAGGGTGATGACCACGCTCGAGGGAATGTTCCCGCGAATCGAGGTGTACAGTATCGACGAGGCGTTTGCCGACCTGACGGGGATGACCGGCGACCTGGTGCCGCTGGGGCACGAGGCGCGCGAACGAGTGCTGCGCTGGACGGGTATACCGGTGGGGGTCGGGATCGGGCCGACGAAGACCTTGGCCAAGCTGGGCAACTGGGCGGCCAAGACCTGGCGCAAATCCGGCGGAGTGATCGACCTGCGCGACCCGGATCGGCGCGACCGGCTGTTGAAGATGACTGAGGTGAGCGAAGTGTGGGGCGTCGGCCGGCGCCTGACTGCTCGCCTGCGACCGCTGGGCATCCAGACCGCTTGGGACTTGGCGCAGTACGATTCCGCATCTCTGCGCCGGCAGTTCAGCGTGGTGCTGGAGAAGACCGCACGCGAGCTGCGCGGAATCTCCTGTCTCGAACTCGAGGAGGCGGTACCGCCGCGGCAGATGATCTGCTCGTCCAAGATGTTCGGCAGCCGCCTGCGCGACATCGCTCCAATCCGCGAAGCGGTTGTGGCCTACGTCACCAAGGCCGCCGAGAAGCTCCGTTCGCAGCAGAGTCTGGCCGGCGCGCTGCAGGTGGCTATCCGCACCGGCATGCACAACCCAAACCAGCCGCGCTACGCCAATGCCATCAGCTGTCCACTGCCATACCCGACAGACGATACCCGCGTGCTCGCCGCCGCAGCCGTGCGCGGGCTCGAGGCCATCTACCGGCAGGGCTACGCCTACAGTAAGGCGGAGATCCTGCTGATGGATCTGCGGCAGCGAGGCGAATTCACCGGCGACCTGTTCGCAGAGGCACCGCGACCTGGTGCCGATCGGCTGATGGCTGTGGTCGATCAGATCAACGCGCGCGAGGGCAGGGGTACGGTACGGCTCGGGCGCATCCCCGCCACAACGGAATGGGCGATGAAGCGGGAAATGATGAGCCAGCGGTATACGACGCGCTGGGATGAGTTGATGGTGGTTAGATGA